CCCTGGCCCGACACACAAGAATAGGGCGATGATCGCCAGCACAGTCGCCACTAATGCCATCGGTGCTAATTCTTTTAACGTTTTTTTTGGTTTTGGCTTTGAACATTTATTTTTCCTTTTTTCAAAAACCTCGTTTACAAGTGCATCTGCTCGTTTATTTTCATGTCGTGGCACCCACCTAATTGAGTGATCTTCAAACTGTTCTAGAAGTTCTCGTACACGATCACGATGTTGTTTGAGTTCTGGCTTGTTGACTTTGAAGGCTCCGATTACTTGTTTGACCATCAATTGTGAATCTGAATACACATGAACTACATCAACTTTGTGGGTCAATGACGCTATTAATCCAGCTATTAGCGCCCTATATTCTGAAATATTTGATGTTCCATTATTTCCACAACGACGATTACCTGAGAAAATTTCGTTATCATCAATATCGTATGCCACGAAACCCAGGGCCATAACTCCTTCTCGGATTCCCCCGTCTGTAAACAATTTTATTTCCATCATTAATGTTTTTTTCTTACTGGCGTTTCTAGGGCTTTCGCTATATCCCAACCACGCTTAATGCGTTGATCAATAATATAATCTGGAATATCCATTTCTTCTGCCCAGGCGGCGATACATTGAGATTTGCCGAGATATGAAATCAAACGATTATTTCGTTTGTTTCTTTGTTGTTGACTCCAGGTGGCCCAATAACAATTATTCTTACAATAACCCTTATCATTATTTTTTCGTTCGATCGTAAGTTTTAACTTCCACTCCTTGGCCATATCTTTATTAAAATTCTCAAATGAATTACTCCATCGTTTACAAACCGTGATTCCTCGACCACCATAGTGGTGATAATTTTTATTTTTCGGATTAGTACATCGCTGGATCATACTCAACCATATTGAATAAATTTTAGTTACTTTACCCTTTTTAGAATGGCCATGTTTTGTAAATCGTTGTCTTGTTGTTTCTTTCCGTAAACACCCACAACTTTTGGTATGGTTTCTATGTAGATCATTACCTAAAATAATCTTTTCTATTCCGCAATCACACTTACATAACCACATGGACCGACTGTGCTTGCTGTTAGAAACCCTCTCAATAACAGTCAGTCTCCCGAATTTTTGTCCCGTTAAATCGATAAATTTTGACATTTTATTTTTCCATAATTAAAATGGAGTTTCATTCTCATCTATATCTGTCCGTGAGCCATCACACATGTCTCTGAAATGACATTTCACACAGGCTTTTTCGTTATCGGTTTTTGTAAAATAAGATGGATTATTTCTATTCTCAAAAGTTTTGGCCAATAAGGGATATTCGTTACGAATAATACCAGCCTGTCTCTTCATGTGTTGCATTGTGACATCAAGATGTGGAATCGCTCTTTCTCCTAATTCTACAAACGCTGCTAGATACACTGGGATGATTACTATATCTTCTGGCTTCGTTGCCCATCCCTGCTTTAATGCGTACATACTGTAAGTTACAAGCTGGTCTATCACACTGTCACTAACTCTCCCTGTTTTCCAATCCAAAAGATAAACTTTTCCTTGATACCTAAATCCACAGTCTATTTTAACAGCTACTTCTTCACCGGTATTTAATTGGAATTTCTGGAAGTCTTCGAGAGTAAGCCATGCATCCTTTTCAAGACCCTGTAAAACTTTGAACAATGGCATATCATAAAATGCCTTTAATGATGTAAACACCTTCTGTTTGAAAGCATTGAGCTGTTCCTTGTCAACCTCTTCCTGATAGAAATGTTCGGCAAGATTAATATTATACTTAGGGCTACTCTGCCATCTTTTGTCGGTTGATTGCTTCCATCCCTTGCGCAGAGCTTGGACACCATCGTGTTGTGCTTGTTCTAGTGTTTTCCACTTTCCTGTCTTGCGACCTTCAGTGATAATGTCTTCTATTATATTGTGGACAATCGAGCCAATAAACATAGGAAGATTTGTCATGTTTTTCAACATATATGCTCTGCGCTTCTCTTGAGGCGCACTGGCCAACCAGCCTTCCCAGGCCACATTATATGTTAAATTATATTTCCAAGCACATTCTCTTAAACACTTAACACGGCTCTCAGACCACGCATAAGTTTGTACAAATTGTTTACCCATCTGGTTTTCTCCCTTTAATCAACCCAAATTGGAGCCTCAACTGTTTTGCCCCAACGTGGATGCATGAGGAAAAACGATTGTTGCGGTTTCTCGAATGACGCCTTAATGCTGAGAGCATATGGTCCATAACCTATAATGGAACCGTTGCCAACATAATTTTTTCCAGACATTCTTTGGTGCCAGTGGGCAAAAATATCCAAATCGGCAGGTCTCGCTTGATTCCATTGGGCAATAGCCTTATTTAGTGGAATAGTTAATCCGCCTACCCCACCAGCATACCTGACATAATTACCATGATGAAACCTAAGTGTATATCCGTACACGTCTAGATAATTGAAATATCCACGAGATAACTTGAATCTGACTGTCTCGGATTCTGCGTAATGAGTAGCTAGGAAATTATATACAAGCCACTCAAAACTATTTTCCACACAAGTAGAAATTCTTATTTTGGGGGTAGTGCGACCATGATTACCCACACTTGTCATCACAACTATTTCCTCAAAATCTCCATTGGTGACCAAGAAGTCGATAGCAGATTTACACAACTTATAAACTTCAATTGAAGCTTCTATTGGAGATAAAGCGTTGCTCTCCATTAATTCTTCGTGTATATATCCACTAATTAGATCGCCACCCAACCACAATACCAATTTCTTTATAGCCGATTTACTTCGTCCCATTTCTACTAGTTTCAATCCATTGGTAAAGACATTTTGGAATCTTCGTTTAGCTATTGTGATATTATATTCATTGAGACCATCAACTGTACCTGGATCAACCTGTTCCTCAAAATGGATGTCGGAACACAAAATAACGGCTGTCGATTCGGACTGCTTGCTGTCTGGACTAATTCTGATCGGCTGCTCATGTACTAAATCCATATTCTTGCTGAATAATTCTATTGCACTAATCCTACCAGATTGGTTTTCAAACATCGTAAGAAGTTCGTTATACTTCTTTTGTAACGATCTCTTGTCTCGCGTAGCAGTCTTCAATTTGGCATCTAATTGTACTTCTTGATCCACATCTATCACCGGGGCATTCGCTGTGTATCCCCTGTCGATAGCCTTATGAAATCTACCACTCAATGTTTTGCGAGGAATACCCAATTCCTTAGCGGCTTCTGTTATTGAACCGTGTTCTTTAACTATATCTACGGCTTCCTGCAAAATTGTTCGCTCATTATTCATCTACTCAACACCTTTCTCGTGTTCGGGTATATCGCACACACCACTTGGACAATCATTTACGGCTGCTTCTTCTATCGCATTTTCTAGATATTTTTGAGCTTCTGATGGAGAAATCAGAGTCAACGGAGATGTACCCCGACTACCATCTCTATATACAGTGATACCCTTGAGTTCTCTTATGTATTTGCTCATTTCCCTAGACAATTGCTCGACAGGATAGTCTGTTGGCAGATTGATCGTCTTGGAGATGGAATTATCTAGGTGTTTTTGACACACTGCCTGCATCATCAAATGAGCCTCTGGAGAAATATCATGAGCCCCCTGAAAATGCTTCACTGACCGACCACGCTGTAGAAACTGTTTCAGAAGCGGATGTATCACAACTTCCGATGCCCCGTTCCTTTTTTCGTCGTGCATGTCTTTATGCCGGTTAAATCTTCGCTTATATACTGGTTGAAATAACGGTTCAATTCCAGACGAACAACCTGCAACAATAGATGTGGTCCCGGTTGGCGCGATGCAAAGCAGAGCGCAATTACGAAGACCATGTTCTTTTATTAATCGATGATGTCTTCGTCCAAGACATTTTTTAATAAATCCGGTCTTAACGTGTTGATTTACATCGAACGCATGGAATGACCCCTTTTCGATGGCAATTGCAATACTGGCATGGTATGCCTGTTTTTTTACAAAGCCCATAACTTTATCAACTACATCCCTTGCTGCTTGACTAGAGTATTTCAAACCAAGTTCTAACAACATATCGTGGAGTCCCATGACACCAAGACCAATCCTGCGATATTTCTGACACGTTTCTTGAATAATTGGCATAGGGTAATTATTTTGATCCAAAACGTTATCCAAAAACCGCACACCTATTGCTATAGTTTCTTCTAACATATCCCAATCAATATCGCCGTCCGTAACATGAGTGTAAAGATTCACGGCACCAAGACAACAACAATCATATGGTGGCATCCAAATTTCACCGCAGGGATTTGTACTCACCAAATCATGTCGATAAGAAATTGTGTTCATGGTATTGGCTAAACCTATATTTAACAATCCTGGGTCTCCACTTTCTAGGGCGTTTTTAACAATCTTGTCCCAAATATCTTTGGCCGCGATCCTTCCTATTTCATCGCCTTGCCACTTGAAAATTACCTCTCCTTGTTCGTCTAGTAATTTTAAGAAGGTGTCATCTATACAAACTGAGATATTTGCATTGCTCAGTTCTTTTCTATCCAATTTTGCTTCGAGAAATTCTATTAAATCTGGATGGTCATAGTTGAGACAAAACATTAAAGCCGATCTTCTACCTCCGCCCTCACGCAGTTCATTGCAGACAGCGTTGATTGCTCGCATAAGACTAACTGCGCCGGTAGCCTCACCTCCTGTACCACGAATAAGAGTACCCTTTGGACGTATTCGTGAAAAATTGATGCCGACCCCACCACCGGTACCTGAAATGATAGTGACTGCTCTAAGTACATCTCCCCACCCTTCTCTGGAATCAAGGTCATCGCTCCATACAAAACAATTTAATAATTGCCCCCTTGGTCGTCCTGCTCCCCTCCAAATTCTTCCTCCAGGGGAAAAGCGATTTGTATCAAGAATATCCAAGAATCTAGAGAAGTATTCATCTCTCTTGACCCCCATCTCTGCATCTGCAATAAATCTAGCGACTCGTTCACAGGCTTGTTCAAACGTTTCTTCGGCGTGAATAGCATATCTATCACGAAAAATTTCAAACGCGAATCCTTGCGGCGAATACTTCTGAAGACCCACTAGCAGTCTCCCCCTTCTATACATATGTTGCCGATCTCGTCTTTACTGGCAAATTCCGGCTGATCGGCACTTGGTTGTTGTTTCAAATATGACATTATTGCAATTCTGAACGGTTCTATTAAACGATTATAATATCGTTGGTGCGAAGCATAGGAACAAGAATCCGCAATACGCAATACAAACCAATTATCAATATTGTCTGGCCCGACGTTTGCGATAAATTTGCGAATTGATTTTTCTTGTGGTATTATTTTTATATCATACATATGCATACATATTAAACGCATAACACGATCGATAAAATACGAAGAAGCTCCCCATTTTTTTAGTGTTGTTTGAGCTATGCATGATGATTCTAGACTATGTCCAGGAAATCTGGGGAGAGATGGGTCATCTGTGGGTATTATATATCCTTTCCCCAGGTCATGGAATAGGCCAGACAGCAAAGTGATGGGGTTCTTGATCGTCAGTATATCTATTACTGACATTGTGTGTCCCCATACTGATTGATTATTGTGTTGTATAATAGTTTTACTTACCATTAATTCTGGAAATTCTATATTTGACGACTCCCAATAATCACTAGGCATTGGTGCGGCTTGCATACCATTGATAATTTTATCTATTTGACTCATGGATAAGTTACCAGACTTTGATCAATAAATTCTCTTGCAGTTGTAATAGATATTGCGTGTGCCATATGGGTTATAAATTGACCGTTATTTGCCATAGAGACACTAAATGGAACACCTATCAGATAATAATGGCCGTCGTATTTCTTAAATAACCCACCGCCACTAGCGCCAGGAGCGATGTGCGCTGTATTCATGTATACTACCCACTCTTTATCGCCCGTGCTGCCTGTGATTATTTGTGATATGATACCAAAGGTCGGACTAGGGGCCGTACCTAGTTGACAACCAATTGTGAATATTTCATCAAAAACTCTGACCCGTTTTAGCATATCTTCATTGGCCATATTAGCGACGTAAAGTTCTCGATCATATACGAACGACAAGATTGCGATGTCATATAGTACGTTTTCTACAACTACCTTGGCGTTACACTCATCCCAGTCACTATCTGGATTATCAAATATGATAATTTGACAACCAGTATCAACCGTGTTTATGACAATTTTCCCGGTGAGGGAATCTACGTCTTGCAGACGTGTCCTGAATCTGGAAGTGGTTACATGAGCATTTGTTAACACACGATATTCAAACGTACCCTCTGTGTCAGTTTCACTGACATCAATAATTGTTCCAGAACCACGACCCCGATCGGTCGCCACCATAACAACAGTGTCTTGCATTTCACGTTGCTTTAACGCTATCTCGTCTATCTGTATTTCTTTGACTATTGTATCTTGGTCTGGTGGTTGAGCGGCCGATGGTATAATAGCTACCAAGCCGATACAAAGTAAACACAGGATAATCGAGGAAAAAAAAGGTATGCGGGACTTACGGTTATATGAATCACTCACGAACATAGGGTTGTCCTTTTCTGACTAGCAGTTTTCTGTCCCAAATCAATACTTATACGGCAAATTCCCGTACGGCTTCAAGTGCTCCATTAATACCGGCCGAAATTATAGCCGCAATAGCCTCTTGATCTTCAGTTACATCAAGGTCCGCCGCCAGTAAATATCTCTCTAATATATCAATAATTGTTAGGCCATACACATGATATCTTGACGGCAGTTCTTTGCCCACGAGCGCCCTTGCTCCCGTAAAATCTGGCTGACCAGGTACGGCTAATAGGTCTTGCAGTGCTACTAAGTATCTTTCCACAATTGCTACGTCATACGATGACATATCCGCTTCGGCCAAAGCTATTCTAGCAGCTAACTTAGAAAACATGAAGATGTTATCTTTCAGTTGTTCAATGTTCTGCTGCCAATTTTGACTATTACCACCGCTTAGTGTAGCACAACCGCCCATTGGCATAGCCATAACCACTAACAATACCGATATGATCCACCACTTTTCCATTTCACATCCTCCGATTTAACACCCAATCGAACTAACTTGTTGAAAGTTTATACACATTCGATGAACTATTCTGATTGATCTCTTTCTAATCTTTCACGGCGCCTTTGTTTTGACTGCTTATTGTCAGCTTCCTCTTTTTGGCGACCAAATTTCCATGTGCGTTTTGGACGGCGATGATTGTCTTGTTTAGCGGTCGAATGATCTATCCGGTACATTTCTTGGCATTCTACTCGCCTAGTTTTAATATCCGTATGAATCTTGCGACACACCCCAGAACACTCAAGTCTATGCCCCCCACCACACGCACATAAATCTAATCCCACTCGTCTTAGCAGTCGTTCATTTTTTCTGCGTTCTTTTTTATTTTTGTTATGACCCTTTTCATTTTCCATAGTTTAACTCCAGCTTACATTTTCGTTGCATTTTTCTGATAGCCCTTGTTTTGATTCTGCATACAGTAGAAGGGACGATGCTTAAATCACCAGATATCTGCCTTACAGTTTTTTCATTAAAGAAAAGCTTTACGATAACTTGTTTTTCGCTCTCATCAAGACACTCAAGACACTCTCGTACCATTATGGGAGAATCCATATCATGACAAGGTCCAGCAACATGCGTCATTGAATCAGACGGTTTGGTTGGTATTCTTTTCGCCCTAAATTCCGCGTCTCTTATGTGCCTAAAAATATCGAATAGTCTAC